ATAACAATGCAGCTAAAATAGCGACATCAGCTACAGGTATTGACGTAACTGGCAACGTAACAGCTAGTAATAGCGTTGGCGTTAATGGTAGTGCAGGTATGCCAGTTTTGCAGCAAGCTGCTGCTAGTGCATCTTTTCCAAGTTATTCTTTTTTTGATGACGGTAACACAGGAATGTTTAGACCATCAGCAGATGCTCTAGCCTTTGCTACTGGCGGCTCAGAACGTATGCGGATAGATAGTTCTGGTAGAGTCGGTATTGGCGATACAAGTTTTGGTGATGGTCGTGAAATGTTGCGTGTCAAACATGATGGCACTACAGCAAACGGTACTTTTTTAACAATTATGTCTCCAAGTGCAGGAGGGGTAAGTTCTCTCTTCTTTGGTGATGATGATTTTAATGAAGGGCGTGTACGTTATGACCACAATAGCAATACCATGGAGTTTTATACTGATGACACTGAACGTTTCCGCTTTGGGTCAACGGGTCAGTTAGGTATAGGCGGTGCAACTTACGGTACATCAGGACAAGTTCTTACATCTGGCGGCTCTGGTGCAGCACCTACTTGGGCAGATGCAGGTGGTGGTGCTTATGAGTTGATTACAAAAACGACTATTTCTTCTAATGCAAGCGAAATTATTTTTGACAGTGTTTCAGCGCCACAGCAACAACTACTTTTGCTAATTAATGGTCTGCAAGTTAGTAATACTGGCAGTATTATTTTTCATTACAGAAATTCTTCTGGTGGAAACATGAATAATACTGGTGGTTCTAGTGACACATATAGAAATACTGGTTATTATTCTGTCCTTAATAGTGCCATAGGTTACTCAGGAAATAGTACTGGGAATGGGATTTATATAGGGTATAGTCAGACTTGGCCTGGTAAGGATTTTAATGGGTCTTTTAGAATTTTTAATTTTGGTACTAGTGCAACTGGACTACAGGGTACATCAAGTCAAATGGCGAATAGCAGTACAGGCTTTCAAAGCCAAGACATAAATTCCCAAGCGGCAACTTCAGCGGCAACTGCTGGAATAAGATTATATATAACAAATAGTCGTGAGTTTACGAGTGGTGAAGTTTATTTATACAAATTAGTTTAGGGATAAAATAATGTCTGCAAGATATGAAAATGGTGTACTAGTAGAAAATTCCGAAGAGCATATTGCTTTGCTTGCATCTGAAACAAAGGCTAATGCTTCAAGTATTGCTGCCCATGAAGAAAATTTAGTTCGTTCTAAACGCAACGCTCTACTCGCAGCAAGCGATTGGACACAAGCAAACGACAGTCCATTAACAGATGAGGCTAAAGCTTCTTGGGTTACATACAGAACGTCTTTGCGTAATTTACCAAGTCACAGCAACTGGCCTAACCTAGAAGATAGTGATTGGCCTGTGAAACCATCCTAAGGAGACAAAGATGACTAGAGCAAGAGACTTAGGAGACTTCATAGCAGATGGCGCTGCGGCGGAGCTTGTCGTAGATACAACCACTCTTGTAGTCGATAGCACCAACAATCGAGTGGGCGTGGGAACCGCGAGTCCTAGTCAGGCTTTAGATGTTTCAGGTACAGGTAATTTCACTGCTGTAACCGCAGGTACTCTTACTGTAGATGACATTACAATCAACGGCTCAACTATATCTGATGGTGGTGATCTAGATTTCGATATAGGGGGTGATTTAAATATTGATGTCGATGGGGGTGATGTAAGGTTAAAAGATGGCGGTACTCAGTTTGCCAGTTTGTACAAGAGTGGTAATAATTTTGGTGTGTACTCAGCTATTTCAGATGGAGACTTATTGCTTCAAGGAGTTGATGGTGGGTCTTTAGTAACTGCGTTGACCCTTGATATGTCAGATGCAGGTACTGCGACTTTTAACCATGACATAAAATTAGGCGACGATAGTAAAGCCTTATTTGGGGCAGGGTCAGATTTAGAGATATACCACAATGGCACAAATTCAATAGTATACGATAACGGGACGGGAAACCTACAACTAGTCACAAACGGGGGTGCTGTTGAAATTATCAAGGCAGGCGGCGAGAATATGGGTACTTTTGCCACAGATGGTGCAGTAACCCTTTACCACGACAACGCAGCCAAGATTACCACCACCGCAAATGGAATTAACGTAACAGGTGATGTAGTTGTTACTAATGATATTTATGTGTCAAATGACATAATACATCAGGGTGACGCAGACACAAAAATTGGATTTGATACTAACCAGATAAATATAGTTACGAATAACACGACTACTGCTTTTACCGACTCTGGTATTTTTATATCTGATGGCTCATTAGCAGAAGACTATGATGCACTCTCAGGAACAACTCCAACATGTAACGTAGACAACGGTGGTATGTTTAGCCTTACAACGTCAGGAAACACGACTTTTACATTCAGTGGTGCATCTAGTGGTTACGTTCAAGGTTTTACTCTACAACTTACAGCAGGCGGAACTCACACGATAACATATCCAAACTCTGTAGATTTTGCAGGGGGTTCAGCCCCAGATGCCCCCGCATCAGGTGAGACTGACATACTTGTTTTTATTACAAGAGACGGTGGAACAACTTGGTATGGTGCTCTAGCAATAGATGCAGCAGGGTAATTTAGTAGGTAAGGTATAAAGTATGGCTGTAAACTGGTCTAGAGCAATGTTAGGCGCTGCGGGTGCAGGGGGCAGTAACGAATGGTATCTAAACGGCAAAGGTTACACAACCGAATTTGGGGGTTATTATAGTTATTATTATAATTCATACCATAACGCAATTGTAGATCAAAATGATGGAATGATCTATACAGTTAGGCAGAGCAGGTATGGCCCTGGAAACCCAGGAAACTATGTGTGGGAACAATGGGGTTCAGATGGAACGTCCCTCAAGTATTCTCAAGGCACTACAGGTCAAATAAATAGAGTGTATTATGGGCGTCCTAAAATTGATTATGATCAATCAGGCACTTATGATTACATGGACGTAACTGATTCGCAGTCGGTAGTTAGATATGTAACAACAGGATCTGGTAGTAGTCCCTACGGTAACTATAAAAATTTTAATGCTAGTTATAATACCTACAGTCCTACTAGTTGGTCGGGTACAAAAATTGTTAAAATGTACAATATAGGAAATAGAACTTATGTAGCTAAAGGTGGTGGTTCCGCAGGTGGCGCATTAGGTGGTTGGCAACATACATCTACTAGCTACCCCTTTGGAGGTCTTTCACCTGGACTTAGCTACACTACTAATAGCACACCAGGTGGCGGTGGTTTTATTGATATGTTTCCTATAAACCCTGCTAGTCAAAGCACAAATCATGTAGTTTGGTATTCTTCTAGTTATAATACTAATGCTTTTATAGTTGATAGTAATTTAGAAAAAACAGGAAGTAATAATGCTAGGGCAACTGGTAGCGGTGGGTTACTTCAATACTGGGCTAATGGAGCAATGGATAGAACTAACAATACTCTATACATGAAACTTTCAAACACTATTTATCAATGGAACTATGTAAATAATACAGCAACAAGTTATAATATTACAGGATTAAGCGGTAGTGTTAGAGGACAATCTGATTGGATGTGTGTTGTAAACGGATATTTATACACTACCATATGTACCAACGGCAGCGGTATGTATGTAATAAAAATGGACGTTAGTAACCTTACTTCTAACGTGGCTTCTTATAAAATTGATAATACTTCGGGAGGTTCTACAGTAGGAAACCAAGAAGGTTTCTTAGTAGAAGCAGCAAACAGTTATTTAGGTGACAGTGATTTACTTGTTCTAGGGTTTACTAATAAAATTGATGGTACATCTGCCCAAACTATAAATCTAGCTCAAGTTAAATTTGATACCATACCTGATATTGCAACTCATGCATCTAACCTAAGTATTTCAAGCGGAGGTGCGGGGTTATCTTCAAACGGTACTTGGGCGAGTAGCGGTAATCCCCCAGGAAGTAATGGCTTATCAACTCAATATGCAAATGGCCCAAGCAACCAAACTGCTTATTGGGAATCTAGTTCTGGTAGCCCAACAAGCCCTCTTCCTTGGAACATGGGCAATCCTAGTATTAGTGTTTATCCTGCAACAAATTTATAGGATGTGTTTTTATTATTTATCTGGTATAAGAAAGTGTCAAAAATTAGGGAGAATTGACACATGCACGAATTAGATAAAACCAGAAAAGATCACGAAAATAGGGTTAAAGTATTACATCAGTACTTTTACAGGTTTCCATGTCATAAACCTATAACAGAAAATGCTTTAAAAGTTATAAAAGAAATGGACTATAACCCAAACATAAATAATGAAAGTTCTTTTGACCATAGACTTGATCGAAGAGAAGATTTAAAAGACTTATTTAATTTTTTTAACGATTGTTTAATTACAGTTAAAGAAGATTTACTTATGGAGTGTGACGAATTAAAAATTACCCAAGCATGGGCTAACAAGTCATCAGTAGGGCAACATCATCATTGGCATAACCACCAGAACTCCTTTTTAAGTGCTATTTTTTATTTAACTGACTCTCGTATACCTACTACTTTTGCTATAGGAGATATTTGGAGTCCTCAAAAAAACTTTAGTGGTAATTTAGATTTAAACATAAGGACACAAGTAGCACCTATTTTGCACAGAGAAGAAACAATTGCAGGTAATTTAATTTTATTTCCATCTGTGGTAGATCATTTTGTTGAACCATTGCATGACGGTATGGAAGACAGGTATACAATATCTTTTAATACTTTTCCAGAAGGTACTATTGGAAGTTATGGTTCACTAGCAGGTTTAACTATTAAAGTGGACAATAGTTAATATGTTAGAAAATTACATAAAAAAATATGACTTACTTAATAAACAGCAATGTAAAGATGTTATAGTTGAGCATAAGAATGCGCCTTGGCAAAGCCATAGTTGGAATAAAAATGCTGATGACTCAAATTCAACTAAGGACTATGATCCCCAAGTTTTATACATGGATAGAAAATGGGCTTACGTTGTATATAAAAGTTTAGAAACAAAGATAGAAGATTACTTTAAAACCGTTTCTGATGGCAGTATATATACAAAATCTTTTTCTCCACCGCGCTTTAATAAGTATGATGTAGAACAAAAAATGGATTATCATGTTGATCACATTCATAGTTTATTTGATGGTCAACATAAAGGCATTCCAATACTAAGTGTAATTGCGTTGCTCAACGAGGATTATAAAGGTGGAGAATTTTGTTTTAAACTTGGTGATAAAGAAGTAGAGTACGAATTAAAAACAGGAGAATGTCTGGTGTGGCCTTCATTGTTTATGTACCCTCATTATGTAAAGCCTGTTACAGAAGGTGAACGTCAAAGCTTCGTAATATGGGCTTTTTAAAAGCTGCTAAGAAAGGATCAATTAATGGCTTTGTATAGAGATCGGGACACTGGAGATTTAAAATCTCAAGGCACATTGCGTAAAGAAAATAAAAATATTTCTTTTCCTAAAGTTTGGAATAATAGTACTCTAGATGTTTTAAATGTTGATGAAGTATTAGAAAGTAACCCCCCGACAGAAGGTATTGGCACATATCAGTATCCACAACAAAAGGGGGCAACACAAAACTCTGATGGTAATTGGGAATATGCTTGGGAAATTGTTGATATGTTTGCTGACATTGAAGGTGGACAAACAAAAGAGGAACAAGAGGCTGCGTATCAAACAAGTGTAGTCGAAAGTGCTGCTGCCGTTAATAGAGAGAATAGAGACACCATACTTAAAGATACAGATTGGTGGGCCATGCCTGATAGTCCAACTATGACTTCTGAACAAACTGCTTATAGACAGGCGTTACGCGATTTACCAAATCATAGCAACTGGCCTCACTTAGAAGATAGTGATTGGCCTACAAAACCATCTTAGGGAGAAAAAAAATGACAGAAAGTACAACAAATATTGTTTCCATAAATGGAACAGACCATGATATAGATACTTTTAGTGATGAACAAAAAAGTATAATCAATCAACTTCGTTTGTGCCAAACTAAGATAGCACAGATAAAAGCGGAGTTAAACATTGTAGAGGTATCTCAGCAAGCCTACACAAATGCTTTGATACAATCTGTTGAGACAGGTAAAGAGAAAAAAGAAGCCTCTTAACTCAGGAGAAGCCTAAATGTTTTTTGGCGCAACATCCATAGCTCAAGTCCCGATAGGTGATGATGCGTCCGTCACTCGTATTCTTGTTACTGGCATTGGAGCAACAGGTACATTAGGCACAGTCTCTCTTGTTACAGACAACAACCTTAATGCTACAGGACTAGCAGGTACAGGTGCAGTTGGTACGGTAGCCGTTGGAGTTGGTGGTGGTATTGCCATTCCAGTAGGCAGTTTGACTGCAACAGGTTCTACGAGTGATGTAACTGCCATAACAAATGTTGCGGTAAACCTTACAGGGTTAGCAGGAACTGGAGGAGTTACAGGGCCGACGATTACAGGTACGGCGTTAGTAAATCTCCCAACTGTTTCTGCTTTGGCATCTGCGCTTGGCACGGTAACAGTAAATGCCAGTTCAGTTGCTACCGTAACAGGGCTTGAGGCAAGTGGTAACATACATCAAGTTACCGTAATCGGTGATGCGATTGTGCCTGAAACAGGTCTAGCTGCCACTGCAAGTGTCGGTGGAGTGACACAAAGAACAACCGCTGTTATCCCCGCTGCATCTCTAGCTGCCACGGGTGCCGTTGGAACAGTTACAGTCACAGGTGGGTCTTCTGTTACAGTCGGAGGACTTGCGGGTAGCGGAGAAGTAGGAACTGTGTTAGTCTGGGGTAGAATAATCCCAGAGTATGATACTGTCTGGACAGAAATTGTAGCTGCGTAGGAAAAAACATGCCAAGTACATATGCAACAAATAGTGGTATAGAGCTTATAAGAAACGGCGAACAGTCGGGTACATGGGGTACAACCACTAACAATAATCT